ATGGGTGCTAGGAATGGAATACACATGAGTTAGATAGCCTTTCGGTAGTAACCGATTCGTTGATTGTTGTGAGTAGCGATATTGGTGAGAGTGAATCCCACCCATACCAGCCAATCTGTATGTTTCGTGTTTCGCATATCGACCCAGTTTCCTGCTCCAGAAACACCGGGCAAACTGGACAGAGGAGCGATGATGTGGTTCACCCACAGCCGACTCTGCCGCAGGAATGCCATAGGAAACGTGAAGAGCTCTTCAGTCCCTAGAAGCCAGACGGTGCCGGTGGGCGTGATCCCGAACATGGCCGTAGGGTTCCCTGTTTCCCCGATGACGGTGAGGCACTGCAACGAATGCGCCAGACCCTCCCGCAGAGAACACAGCGGATCAACCCCCCACAAGTCGCACTCTTGTCTGTCAGCCTCACGCAGAGCTCCTGCGATCCGAGCACAATCGGCTTCTTTCGAGGGACGCACATGGGGGGTCATATAGTCCTGTTACGGGTTGAGTAGTTCGCCTCAAAGGAGGCACTTTGGATCCGACATGGAAGATGAGATGTGCTGACTACAGATACCTTGGCATCAGCAGCACGGCAGTGAACAGGGAACCTAAACGAGTCTGTGACTAGATTCGGAGTATTGGCAAGCAGACTGCCACCGAGTACTGACCCATCGAATGTGTAGGAGAATGGGGTTCGATACTTAGGGGTGACTTCAACCTTGAAGTTCCCTGTTTCCTCGAACGATAGAACTCCATAGGTGAGTTGCAATCGGCCATCAATGATGGGCTTATCCTGGTTCCGTGCATACTGCTTCGAGAATGTCCAACGCATTTCGTATGGAACACCCACCCACGCAATGGTTCCAACGAGATTCGCAAGGACAACTACCTCAGTGCTAGTGACCTGAATAGGCTGATACTTGATTCCGTTGGCTACCACTACGGGGCTATAGGCACTCAGGTTTAAGTTGGGTGCGTAGAGGAACTTAGTGGTTCCATAGACTGTTCCCACAACTCCTGTGGCAACTGCGCGACGGTCGAGGTGAACACCCCAAGTTAACCCTGGGTCTGTGAAGCGTCCTTCAAACTCCACCTTCTCCAAGAATGTTTCGGTACCACGGGTAACCACCATGTACAGGATGTGGTCGTACCAGTGCATACCGGCAACCACTGCATCAGCACCGAGATCCCATTTGCTCCAGGCTGATTGGATCTTCTCGCTGCCGTTTACGAACCACTTATGGTTGTAGAGGCCAGTAGATGTACGGAGGAATGCCGTACTGTCATGGGTGCTCACAGCGATCTGTTGAGGTACCCCTGCGATGTAAGCAGGGATGTTGGCAGTGATATCAAGTCCGTCATACTTCTCATCGACTGATATACGGACATACTCACGGACACCCACATTCTGCCCCTTGCTCTGGATGAACAAGAGTGATCTACCCGTAGGTTGTGGCTTACAGACTGAGGAGAAGTTCTCGAAGTCTGTGGTCTGAACGATCTCTACAGTCTCAGGGGTCAGGTTGGTATCCGCACCGGAACCTAAGGAGAACTGAGTGGTATCCGTGAAGAGGATCAAGCGTTCATCCCAACCGACTGCTGCTCGTAGCGCAGATACCTGAGAGTGTGCTACCGATACATCGATGGGATCTGAATCAATGATCTGCGTTGATGTTGTACGCCAGAAGCCGAAATAGTTCCCCGCCTCACTCATGACCACCTTGTTGTCCGCGAGGAAACCAAGGCGATTCCTATAGAGGAACATATCGTTGATCTTGCGTCCAACGAATGACGGAGGGGCTGCTGTTACAGCATCACCTACCAGGCGGAGATCCCATGTGGGTTTGTAGCATCCAAAGTTGCCATCTGACCTTCTTACAAGGACATAAGGCAGCGTGGCATCTGAGAGTGTCGTAGTAACACCGAAGCCAACAGACTCTTCCCAACGACCTGAGCCGGTGATCCCATCGTTAGCGATGAAGATCCCGTAGTAGTCGCTCGTAGATGGATCTTCAATGTCAGCACCAATGGCTATCTTGAAGTCGTGAGGAGCCGCTAGGGGTAGATCGGATATACGGGCTACCTTGCCCTTGGCAGCGGACATCAGGGTTCCACCGGCAGAATCAGATGTCTTGACGGTGAATGTCTTGGCAATACCAGATTGACTCTGAACCAGGACGATGGTGGATCCTGTGACAGTTGCTGTTACATAGTGAGTAGAAGTTCCTCCGTTAATCAGGGTCACCAAGGCAGCAGCTATGGTTTCTGTATCCGCGGTAGGAGGATTGGCAGTTGTCGTATGGGTGTATGGATAATCAGTAGTCAAATACCGAATCGTTACCGTGTACTTAGTGTTGTAGGAAGCCTGGATGATGGCTACAAGAGCCTTCTGTTCCGCCACCGCAGTTGCTGTAGCTTCCATCGTTACAGCCGTAGTGGTGTTCAGCAAGAAGGTGTAGTCAGCCACCGTGAGTGCCCGTAGGTTCGCAGGGGTGCTGAGGTAACCAGAAACAGGGAGCGTGAAGGCGGTGAAGTTGGTGCTATCGGTATAGACAGGCTTCTCTACACCAGCAAGCGTAAATACCTTCAAAGTAGTTGAGGTTCCGCGCACCACATACCGCTCAACCGAGTCACGATTGATGAAGTGCACAAACGGTGCTGCCGCCTCAGTAGTAGCCAACCGCGCAATGTGGTTCGTTGGTGGCCGCTTAGTCAGCCCCTCGGTCAACGAAGGGTAAGCGTTGGTCTGCTCCTCAAGCTGTGAGGGCAACCGCATCTGAGGGGGCTGCTGAGAGACCCCCTGAATCAGGTTGGGGATCTGGAGCGAGATTAAGCTCACGCCCACCTCCGGAGGTTCGATGAGATATCTGCATTGTTGAAGATGTTGAGGTCTGCTTGCTCAGATTCAAACTCACGAAGAGTCATCCAAGCCTGAACCTCATCACGCTCCGTAAAGGCAACACCCTTCTCACTCCCAACCAACCGGGCTACCAAGGTGCGCCCTGCTCTGATCATTGCGTACCTGCGGGCTGACTCAGGCATATCGTCCCATTCCAGGAGGATGACTACGTCTAGTTCATCCATGTCTGTCGTGAACACATCCGTGGAGTCCTCACGGTTGTAAAGGAAACTACCTCGCTTGGCGACATCCTTGGTCGCATGGTCAACACGAACCCAAGCAGCGGGTACCGCAATCTTGCCATTGACATTCTTAGTCAGGGTCTGCTTGGTTAACTTGTTCCAAGACCACTCGCGGCTGCAAAGGTCTCGGCAGACTTCATCGAGGATGTTGATGGACATACTCACATCAGCCGTAGCAGTTGCTTCAAGCGAAGACACCGGGGATTCCCCGATGCAGGACAGCATCGTGTTGATCGCAGAGATCTTCGTTGTTTCAGTGAGTGCCATGGGGTTCTCGATGGTTGCTTAGGGGATCAAACAGAATCCCCCTGCACCTATTTCTAGATGCAGGGGGGATAAGGGGGTTAAACAGGATTAGGTGAGCGAGGTCACAGCGAGACCGATGGCGCACTCAGGACGCAGAACGCCGAAGCCAGCCATCATCTTCGAGACAACCAGGGTGCCCTGGTACTCGATCTTGCGCTCCATCTCAGTCGTGACATCGAACTTCTTGACGCAACCAATGGCATCAGCGTGTCCACAGATACCCCAGGCCTTAGCCATGGAGTAGACACCACCAGCGGTACCACCGTAACCAGTACCGTTGTCACCATACACATCGGTAACAGCATTCGCGTTAGCGAACAGAGTGGTATTGGCAATCAGTGACTCCTTGGGGAACAAGTTCGACTTCATCAACTTGAAGCCAGCAACCTCAACGGCAGCTGCGGTACCCTTGGTGACATCACCCACACCGCTACCGTAGTCCTTACTGAAACGGAATGCCTGAGTAGAAGTCACTGCTGGTGTTGCCAAGAGGATCTGATACTGCTCTGGACGGACAACGCAGAAGCGACCTTCAGTAGGGACATCCTTGTTATCCAAGGCAACTTGAGCGTCAAACAGCGCGGCCAAGATTTCAGCACCCGTTGGATTGGCAACTGTGGTGGTACTGATGATCTGACCAGCCAATGCCGTACCGTTTGCCGAAGTGGCACTGATAGGTGAAGCGGAATTCGCTGCTGACCAGAAGGTGGACATTGCAAAGCGGTCATAGGCGTAAGCAAGGCTTCGTCCAAGTTCCGTTGCAATTGGAGAGCGCACATCCCAATGGTTGATCAGCTCGTCTACATCGTTGATCAAAGTTGACGATGTCAACATATTGTCGAGCGTAAGGATGCGCTCGGCATACTTGAAGTTACTGAGATAACCACCAGCTGCTTCAAGGATGTTGTCACCTGGGGTATGCCACTTCGCAGTAGCGGAACCGTACAGTGGGAACGATGCAGACTTGCCGGTAGCAATGCTGCGGGTCCGCACAAGATCCTTCATAACGCACTTACTTTCGTATTGCGAAATGATTTCTCCACTGAACACTTTAAGGAAAAGTGCGCGGGCATCATTCGCCGCGTTGATCTGACCCAATCGGTTTCCCGTAAATTCCATAGCCATAATAGTTTTTCTTTCTCAAAACATGACAAAGCAGGATTGTTGGGTGTCCTTTGATTACGGTGCAACACCTGAGCTGGTACCCAACGCATTGGGCAGCCCCGTGTCTGCATCTTCTTCTGGGAGTGTGGCCACCCAGGCTCCTGCTGGAAGCCTGACGCGACCATTTGATTTCACCTTAGTTCCATCCTTCAGCACCACATACACACGGGCATCGACTGACTCTGCAAGTTGAACCGGGGTACCCTCAGGTACCAGGATCACGTTGCTTGAGCAGCCAAGCACGAATATGAGCCCGAAAGTGGCGACGTTTGTCACCAGCACCCGGGTCAGCGTCTTGGGCATAGGTTGGTTCTTTGGCTAATTTGGTGAAGTAATTGAGTAGTGCCTCAAGGAGTGGTTTGAGCCACCCCCACATTAGGCAACCTTCTTCGAGGAATCCTTTGCGAGGATCAGTCCGACACCGGCGGTGATAGCGGCGATTGTTGCCCCGATATCCATGGCAGTCGTTGGGTCACCATCGAAGAATGATGCGAGTGCGGATCCGATAGCAACAACGATTGCAGCGATACCGCAGATAGTGGTGTTCTTGTCTGACATATTTATCCTTGTTGGAAGTTGGAAGCACCCATACGCAAGGACACCTCGCGCCGGAATGCTGGATCAGTTTGATAGCGGGGATCAGTCATAGCAGTAACCATCTCATGCTTCGAGCGGAACCCAATCTGAGTACCCGTTGCTTTCCCATCGACCCGCGCAGGGCTCCGGTTCTGAGCATCGAATTGTGCCTTGAGGGTCTTGATGGCAAACGAGGCAGACTTCATGTTGCCACTGCCCATGATCACATTGAACGCCTCTTGGTCATCTGCTGACAGATTCTTCCCTGCCCAATCGATGACCTCGTTGAAGCCTTCACGGCCACCTACGACGGCATAGACACCCTCGGCTTGCTTATCAGCGACTGCCTTCTGACCTTCGATGTAGGCATCTACAACACCCTTACCGAGACCAAGGGACTGAAGCTTGGCGTAGGAGTCCTCGGACAGGTTGCCCTGGTTACGGAACTCCGACACGAAGCCATCGAGTGCCTCGGTACCAATGACCTTGGCAGCAGATGCTTCATCAGCAACTGGCTCAGTCTTTGGATCCTTGGCACCCAACTTCGCCTGTAGTTCAAGGTAAGCCTTCTCTAACTCAGCGGCATCTTTGAACTTCCCGGCAAGAGGGGCGGGTGCTTCAGCGGACGCAGGGGATCCCGAAGGAGCCTCCGCTACCTGCCCAAAGTCACCCGCTGGCACATTGGCCTCTGCCTCTGCACGGGCGGTCTCTTCAAACCGTGCAGCGTAAGCCGCATCGTTGGGACCTTGTGATGGATTAATCTCGAATACTGGTGTCGCCTCAGCCATTTGGTGTCATTGCTCCTGGTTGCATCTGTTGTCCCTGTTGCATCTGTGCTTGCATCAACTTCGCACCACCTTGTACAACACTGGGACCGAGTTTCTCAATACTTGCTTGTTGCTGTGCCTGTTCGGTTTCCTGTTGGATCTGCTCTTGGCTCTTAACGAGTCCATTGAGATCGAGTCCAAGTGCACTTGCTCTCTTCGTGAGATACCCCTGCACATTGAGGTATTGAGCGAGTGCTTGTGGTCCAAGGCTGTCCTTGACACCCACAACAAACGCATCGAGTTTCTGTAGATCCTGTCCACGACCAAGGGCATCAAGGCCGGTGACGATGACGGGACGCACCATGCCCTTAGGCATCTTGCGGAGTTTCTTCTTACGCAGCATCTGACCCATGACAATGAGTACGAGGGGCTGCGACAGTTCTTCGCTGAGGGTTGCGAACACACCACCCAAGGATGACTCCAGCTCTGAGATCATTGCGCGGACTTCAGTAGCAGTCACACGCTCTCCCCCACGCTGTACCGCAGTGTTCAGTAGGAACGCATATCCGAGGCGATCCTTAATCCCATCCATAGTGTCAAGGGCAACCCGGAAGTCCTGGTACTTCTCGACCTGAAGAACGCTCACATCGTCTGCGATGCCCTCACGGATAGCACCGTTAGGAGCATCCTGTAGGGTTCGAGCCTGTGTGAGACCATTGGGGTTCACAAGGAACAGCATTCGTGATGCTGCCATGGAAGCCTCAACGATGCTGCGGGTCAGACCTTCAAGGCTGATTAGGTCACCGAGGTACTCCTCAACGAGACCGCGACCATAGTCCTCGTCCGATACACGGTTCCACCTGAGGACAACATAGGGCAGATCTTCAGCAGCGTAGGTAGAGCGCGAGTCTGCTACCTCGATACCGGCTACCTCTTGCCAGACATCAAACTTGCCTGATTCATTACGGCAAGCAATCGTATAGACATCGACTTCACGGGCGACATCACCTGATTCCATGTAGACAGCAGCACGGATCTCAGGGGATAGTACGGAGAGATCAGACACTTCTTTCGTGACGATGTGGATGATGTTGTCTGAGGGATCCCGTTCAACGACATAACTCTCAAGCCCACGGAACCGCCACTTACCCTTAGGGGTCAGTTCGATCAAGCCGTTGCCTGAGATCAGGAGGTGGCGCATGGCCTCGTACATGATGGGTCGAGTCTGCATTGACTCGATTTCATCCATGATCTCCTTCTCCATCTCGCTGAAGGCATAGTCAAGTTCACCCAGGAGATCAGCGGACTCAGCAGCCCGGAGGGTCTCTCGGTTGATGGTGAAGCGGAAGAAGGGGGTATTCGGGGGGAGCAGCGAGAGCAGCAGTTTGGCTGCTAGGTTGTTGACCCCTCGGGCTCCAAGGCTGTTGTAGGGGGTAGGGAGTGCCGAGGCAGATCCTGTACCGGCGGCTGGATACATATATGGCAGCGTCAGTTCAGAGCACTTACGCGCCCGAAGGACATAGGAGGAACGCTCCCCATCCAAACGGTTCCACTTCTCCTTAGCCGAGTAGTCCAT